CCCGAATTCAATCATGTAGTCACGCGAGGAATTTGTTAACCTCAAAAGAACACTACATGTCAAAATATACAATTTCGGACATACGCTATAGAAATTTGCGACTCAAAGTAAAAATCCAAAACCCAGGCAAGATGAAAACATCTTACTAGGGTTTTGTATAATAAAACCTTTGAGCTACAAGTAGCACAACGTAAGATGTAAAACATCTCATCCAGGAAATGAACGTTGTAATTCATTACCCCTGCTCAGCCGCCGAGCAGTATTCTGATTTCCACACCATGTGAAAATCTCGTATGACGATTATAGACCGTCGTCTATCCCATATAAAACATATATAATATACAAACATATAAAGCCGTGATCGAACCCAGATGATCTAAACAGCAGTAGGGTTGACATATGCATAATAAACAGGTGCTCCTAAAAAGAGTCCTAATTGGAAGTCTTCCGCCGTGGAGACATACCTATCTATCCGCATTCGCAATTCCCCATCGATGTTTCGAACTTCTGTGGTCAAGTCATGGCCACTTTGCAGATTACCATTATAGTAATTAATATCCCTTGCTGCAACGAATCGCTGACCCAACGTATAAAACGGGGTCTCATATTCCAGACAAGGGTTATTATATGCTGGTGTAACCGCGGTTCCCCCCAGGGAAGCACGCAGGGTACTTAGCATTCCGCGTCTCCTATTTCCTACCAGTGCACTATCCAACGATGCAAAGCCCGCATTGTTGGTTATGCCGAAAATATTGTGTCTACTAACACCAAATGAACCGGAGCGTCCATTGGTGTTGCCATCGATCAACATCGCCTTATGGCGAAGCCCTCCGCGTCGAAAAGCAAAAGCTGGGGTCAAATAATTGAGCAAGGTAGTGTTGCAAAAATTATAAGGGTGAGTGCCAGAAGAACTGGTGGCAATATCATCACCGTTGGGATCCCAACCCCTATAGAAAGGAAAGTCTGTAACGTCTATAGAAACCATTCTAGTTCCAGTACCAATATCACCTGGCCAATACGAGGTGTGGTAATTGTATCTCTTCAAGAGATCCCTGAAACTAACTATACGCTCACCCTGATAAACCAAGTATTGATTATCATCCATGATCATGTTAGAACTAGATCCGAATGTTTCAATTTCATTGGAACAACAAGGAGCATTCGAATCATCAGTTGATGTGGCTAAAGCCATCTCAGATTGTGGGACATATGGGGCAGTCTCACATTGAGTTCGAAAATAAGATAGGTTTCTTAGACCGAAAGTAGTTGGCACAGCAAAAGCTATGTCCTCTCCTCCACTAACCCACACTTGCACTTTAACAGCTGCAGGTGTGGTACTCGGGGTTGCCAATTCATTGACTACGTACACACTGAGACTACCATTATCATATGATTGTCCAGCCGCAACGGGTGCAGAGGTACTAAAGGTCGGAAGAAATGGCGTGGAATCAGCCCCCAGAATAAGGTTCCAAGCCCGAACATCGGCCCATTTCACTTCATATTCAAAATCTCTATCTTCAGAGATATCGATGATTGTGGAATAAACTTGATTATAGGGCACAGCACCAGAATTGTTCGTCTTTGGATTGTAAACTAACCTCAATCTACCACGATGGTATTCAGAACAAACAACATTAAACCTATACTTAATGGAACCTTGCCACGCTTCGAAGGGCTGCGCAGCAAACGATAGGGCAGTTGGATGGATCTCCAGCGAAGTGCCCGAATCTAAAGTTCTAACCAATGCGGGGGTAACCGCCATTGAAGCAAGTAAGGTATCTGGTGTGGCGGATTCTTCCCAATCAAATTGCTGCCAGAACGAAGGACGCTGAGCTATGGCAGCAATGGCCAACTCATCCTCACCTCCAAGTCCCATAACACGAGTGTCAATTGTCAATTCATTTTTAGAATCAACCGTCAGTTTCACTAGTGTTTCAGGAGCATCTGTATTACACAGATTGCCCATATATCGTGGTACATATGGCTTGGTATCGTCTAATACTTGTGGACGAGAATAACCGAAGATCTTGGCAACTTGACCTATACGCGCAGCGACCATGGAGGTAGCTTTTGCATAAGGTGCAATCATAGGAATCATTGAAAGAGCATTAGCAGCGCTGGCAATAGCAGAAGCCGGCTTACTTATAAGACCATCTTTCGTAAATTCATCATTAGATTGGGTGTTGTTGACCTTCTTGGTGGGACCTTTCTTCTTCTTACCAGAGGCCTGCTCAACATACTTTGGGAAGCCAAACTCATCCAAAGCATAATCAGCAGTTCCTGACTGTGCCAAAGCTTGTGCGAGTCCATCGACACGAGCCGTTGTGGGCACAGAAAGGACAACATTTTCTGCCCAGACGAACACATTTACAGTAATAGGATCTGTTCCACCATTAGCGTGGTGCAATATATCAAAATCCTGTATTGTGACGACTCCCATATTCTCATGCCAATCAACAGAGGTGATATCGAGAAAATTTTCCGGCCATAGAAAGGGCAGGTGCATCTCTCCACCTTGAGAGGTGGTGGGATCAAGCAGAAAATGGGGCTTCTGGGAAGATTGGACTATATCTTGTTCAAAGAATGCTCTGAGTATGGTGACACTATCATCAGCAACATAAGGGTTGTATGACACCAAGGCTCTACCGTAATAAAAGGGGTTGCCATTAATAACTATCTTCATTCGAAGATTGCAACGCAAATTACGATATCTATTGAGCTTCTCTAAAACATCAAGATTTGTAAAGAATTCACTCCAAGGATTAAATATTTCGAACAATTTTGTATCCTCAGGAGTCCACTGAAACTCTACAATCTTAACAGGACGACCTAAAAAAGAACCAAGGTCAGCATCTGTAAATTCAGCCAACTTTGTGGTAGCGTCGGCTGATGAAGATATGTCGTAAGACCAGGGTGTGTCTCCGTCTACAAAATTTACATTTTGAGTGGATACCTCGGAGGGGGCTTTCGAGACACTGAAAGCACCGGTAGGGGAACTATTTGAGCCAGTTCCAAGGCTATCACTATTATTAACAGAAGTAGGCTACATTTAATAATACAGCACATCGAGGCAGTGCCCGCTGCTCTCGAGTGCGACAATGTTTGGTTGGCTGTCGAAACCCCCGGTAAATACCGGTATCCTAAGGGTAGGATAACAATTTGTACAAAGCTAACACATAATATATAAACATGTAAACCATAAAAACATGCAGTAAACCATATATACAAACCTATTTTAAACTTATACTACGGATAGGTCCGGAGTGGGATGAGATTAACGTCGTCCCAGGACGGGTGTGGGATCTACTCGATATCCCACTCGATGCCTACGGTAGATACAAATGTATCCTCATCTGCAATCTCATCAATTTCGTCTGGTTTTAAACCAAGATAACGAATTTCAAAGTGCTTGAGTCTATCCTCATAAGATTGAGTTAACATTTTGCACGCGCTTGTCATTTCACACATTTCAGCAACTTGTTGCATTTGTGTCCTGCGCATTTCGTAGACTTCTTTTCCGTGTTGCCACCATTCACGGAGAGCTCCATCAATATTCCCTGCAGATTGCTCTTTTAACGAATCGACCTTAGATTCAAGAACAGCATGAAGACTTTTAAAAATAGACTCCTCTGCTAAGGCACCATGGATCAAACCTGTATCCTCATTGAACTTATTTTCTCTCTTCAGGAAATCAGCTGCAAGATCGCTCATATACGGGGTGGGCTCAGATTCTTTATCTGGCATAGTGAAAACCATATCACGCTCCTTCAAAAAATCTGCGTAAGAGATGTGGTTATACCAGTCATGGCCTTCCTTAACGGATCCCTTAACATCATCTCCATATGTCATTACCGAGACGATTTCTCGAAAAGGAATAGACACAGGAACTGTCTTGGGGCGTAAATGGAAAAAAGCACACCTAAGCTGTAACGAGTTGACGATGCAATTAATGTAAACGGTGAGATTCTGTCCAGAGGGATTAGAACCCTTATGAATAATCATATCTCCGTTATATGCCACACAAGAATAAGCAATTTCAGTTGCAATTCCTCGCATGATCGTCAAATCATCCCCGCTATAAGCGCCACACTTTTGAGCAATTTCAATAAGAGCAGCGAAAGCAGCAGTAATCAGCTGTGCGGGCATACGCAAATCGTACTTGCTATAATCACCAGCAAAAATGCGATCTGAACCATGCTTCCTCATGTGTTGGGCCAATTGATCCCATTCGGGGCCTTGAGCATTGACACCAACAGCACATTCCGAATCAAGTGGAAAAAGTGAAAGCAGACGGGCTAGTGGTAGAAAATATTTTCTAACCATCATCTGAGTTGCCCAATCGGCAGCTT